TGAAGACAAGATCAAGGTAAAAAACCTAGAGCAGAAGATACACCAGTTGAAGTTGATGATGATGTTGTAGACAAAGAAATAGCTGATTACAGCAAAAGAGCTGCATATCGTAAAGCTAAAATTAAATACGAATATCACGAAGAACGCAGAGCTAAAGAAGCAGCAACAAGAGAATCAAAAGAAGCTGTTCAAAGACTTCGTAATCAGGGAATACTTCCTGAAAATGATGCACAAAAATATTATGCAGAAGTAGATAAATATATGCGTAATGAATATCCAAGTTTCTTTGGTGTTCAAGTACAAAAGACTGCAGAAGTAGTCCATGAAACTAATACACCAAAACGACAACCTTCAACAGTTGTTGCATCCGCCACTAGGGATAGCGGAAATAAAAAACCCTCGCAAATCCGTTTGACTCAGACCCAAGTTCGTTTAGCACGACAACTTGGAATTAGTCCTGAGCAATACGCAAATCAATTATTAAAGGAGATTTAATATGTCAGAAGAAACTAAAAATCAATCAGAAGAAGTTAAAGCTGACTCTCCTGAAACTAATGATAACGAACAAGTGCGTACTCCAAGGAGTGTAGAAAGTCGAGAAATCGATTCAAGACCAATGAGTTGGGATAGTGTAGGTAATCTTCCAGAACCTGATCCGCAAGACGGATGGGTATTTAGATGGGTAAGGACTGCTCTTTTAGGGCAAACTGACAATCCAAATGTTTCTAGAAGAATGAGAGAAGGGTGGCAACCAGTCCGACTTGAAGATCATCCAGAGCTTCAAATACATATGATGGATCATAACTCAGAATGGGCAAAAAAAGGTCATATTGAAATAGGTGGACAATTATTATGTAAGATGCCTAAAGAGAGAGCGGAAGCAAGGGATAAACACTTTGCTGACTTAGCTTCATCTCAAGTGGAATCTGTTGATAATACTTATTTTAAAGACCAAGATAATCGAATGGCGACCAAACAAGTGTTTGAACGCAAATCGAGAACAACTTTTGGGAAAGATTCCTAGAATCTTTTTTTAATTTAATTTTAATAAGGAGACAATTATGTCTACAACAGCAACTCCCTATGGGAGCAGACCTATTGGTACTATTGTTGGAAGTCCTTATCAAGGAAAAGTTACTCATTACAAAATCAAAAATGCATATGGAACTTCTATATTCTATGGCGATATTGTAAAGTTTGGCGATGATAATCCAAATACCACTATCCAAAAAGATACTGGTACTACATCTTTAACACCTATTGGTGTTTTCCTTGGTTGTGCTTACACTGATCCTACCACAGGTCAATTCACACCAAATCAATATTTCCCAGCATCAACTGCTGCGGATGATATTGTTGCGTATGTTGCTACTGATCCTTTTATTGTCATGCAAATGCAAGGCGATGAAACTCTTGGTCAAGATGACTTGGGCAAGAATTGTGCTATCGTGCAAACTGCAGGAAGTACAACTATTGGAAATAGCAAAAACGCAGTCGATGGGAATACAGCAGCTACTACCGCTACACTACCATTAAAGATTATTGACTTTGTCGATGGTCCTGATAGTTCAGTTGGTGACACATATACTGATGTATTGGTAATGTTTAATGTAGGGCATCAACTGCTCAACACAACTGGCATAGGCTAAGGGGTATATAAATGGCAGCTATATCAAGAGCTAATGAGCTCAAGCAACTATTACCTGGACTTAACGCCTTGTTTGGTGAAGAGTATGGTAACTACGAAAACGAGCATGAAGAAATTTATGTTACAGAAAATTCCGAAAGATCATTTGAGGAAGAACTGAAACTATCTGGCTTCGGTGCAGCACCAGTAAAAGATGAAGGATCAACTATCAGTTATGATGTTGCTCAAGAATCTTTTGTGGCTCGTTACACACACGAAACTATCGCTATGGGATATTCAGTGACCGAAGAAGCAATGGAGGATAACCTTTATGTTTCTTTATCAGCTAGATATACCAAAGCACTAGCTCGTGCAATGGCTTATACAAAACAAGTTAAAGCAGCGTTTCCATTAAATAATGGATTCTCAACTACTTTTTCTTCAGGTGATGGTGTTGCATTATTCAGCACAGCTCACCCACTTGTAAGCGGTGGAACTAACAGCAATAGACCTTCTTCAGGAGCTGATTTAAATGAAACATCTTTAGAAGATGCGATCATTCAAATCGGTAAATATACTGATGAAAGAGGTCTTAAAATTGCAGCTAGACCTAAAAAGCTAATAGTACCTTCTGATCTTCAGTTCGTAGCTACTAGACTTTTACAAAGTGACTATAGAGTCGGTACTGCTGACAATGACATCAATGCTATTAAAACTAATGGAGTGATTCCAGAAGGTTATTCAGTTAATCATTATTTAACTGATACTAATGCTTTCTTTATTACTACTGATGTTCCAGATGGCATGAAGCATTTTGTCAGAGCACCAATGACCACCTCAATGGATGGTGACTTTGAAACTGGTAATGTTAGATACAAAGCTAGAGAAAGATATTCTTTTGGAGTATCTGATCCGCTTGGTATCTTTGGATCACCAGGTAGTTCGTAAGGACTTTAAAGGGGGAGCTTATGTTCCCCCTTTTTTTTATTCTAGGGAATTTTTTAATTTGTCTATCAACTGCCCTAGCAGACTTGCCAAGATGATAGATGCTTTCCTTTAGGAGGAAAAATGGCTAACACAACATTTAATGGACCAGTTAGGTCCGAAGGTGGTTTTGAACAAATCACTAAAAACTCAACAACTGGAGCAGTTACAACTAATCTAGATGTTGATACAAGTGGTAATATTAGTACAACAGGAACACTAAATAATTTATTTCCTGTCACTAGCATTACTGATGCAACATATGGTCCAACTACAGCACAATCTGGAACTATCTTTAGCTTAAATAGAGCTGCTGGTGTAACAGTAACTTTACCTGCTGCTGCTGCTGGACTATTTTATGAGTTTCATATAGGTACTACATTTACAGGTTCTTTTATTTTACAAGGAGCTTCTAGTTCAGATACTTTTCAAGGTATGGTATTTCAGCTCGATAAAGATGAATTAGGAAGCGTAGTTGCTCTTAATGAAGATATCGACACTGCAGGATGGAATATTCCTGCTGCTGCTGACTATAGATTAACTATGGATGCTGACACTGATGGTCGTTTTATTGGCGGTCATATTAGATGTGTAGCTATTACAGATGCCATATGGCTTCTTAATGGTCATGTCTTTGGTGATGGCACTGTTTCTCATAGCTTTAGCTAGGAGTAAATTATGGCTGATGCAGTAACTACACAAACCATCATAGATGGTGAAAGAAACTGTATTATGAAGTTTACCAATGTCAGTGATGGCAGTGGCGAATCCGCAGTAGCTAAAGTAGATGTATCTGCTTTAGCTGCTAACTCTGAAGGTGCTTCATGCTCAGAAGTTAGAGTAATGCGAGTGAGTCATGCCATTGTTGGTATGTCAGTTCAAATGTTTCTTGATGCTACAAGCAATGTTCTACTTATGGAACTAGCTGAAAGTAGTAATGGACATATGGACTTTCAAGATTTTGGTGGACTTTCAAATAATGCAGGGAGTGGTAAAACTGGAGATATTCTTTTTACTACTAAGGGTCATAGCTCAGGAGATACTTATTCCATTGTTTTAGAAATGGTTAAAGTATATTCTGATTAATCGGAGATATTATGAAATATATTATTTCAGAAACAGGTGAATTTCCACCTCAATATAAAGTTCTTCAAGAGGGTGAAGATGGAATATGGATACCAATTTTTGGTCCTGATCCTGATCTTGAAGATGCTCAACGAAAAGTTGCAGAACTACAACCTGTTAAAAAGGCTGTAAAGAAAGCAGTAGAGCCAAAAAAAGAAACGCCTAAAAAAGCTCCAGCAAAAAAAGCTCCAGCTAAAAAAGGTAAGTCTAAAAAAACTGCTACCAAAAAGTAGCATAACTCACTTTGTTTATAGTACCCTTACAGAGGGTACTATAACTATTTAATTTAAAAGGTAACTTATGAAACAATCTAAATATAAAGCTTCTGGTGGCATGAAAACTGAAGTAGGAAAAGAAGCTAAAATACAATCTTACAATGAATATGTAAGAAATATGTTTGACGGTGGTAATACTAGCTTTACTAGCGAACCAGGTGTAAAAAAGAAAAGAACTAAAGGAGGTATGTCAGGTGGCGGAAAGTCATCTAAGTATATGCCTAAAGGTGGCAAAGGTTAATTAACTTTTTTAAATGACCAAACGAAAACGAGAAAATCCTATACCCAAAACAACTAGGGGTAAGGGAGCTAATTATCGTTCTACTAAGTCTGGTGCTGGTATGACCAAAAAAGGAGTTGCAGCTTATCGCAAAGCAAATCCAGGTTCTAAACTTAAAACAGCAGTAACAGGTAAAGTAAAAAAAGGTAGTAAGGCTGCAAAACGCAGAAAGTCTTACTGTGCAAGATCATTAGGTCAACTTAAAAGAAGTTCAGCTAAAACACGAAACGATCCTAATTCTAGAATAAGACAGGCTCGTAGAAGGTGGAAGTGTTAATACAGGATTACTATGGCAACAAGTGGAACAACAACATTTAACTTAGACATAAGTGAAATTATGGAAGAGTCTTATGATCTTTGTGGTCTAGAACTGCGTTCAGGATATAGTTATAGAAGTGCTAAACGAGCACTTAATCTTGTATTTTTAGAATGGCAAAACAAAGGTCTTAACTTATGGACTATAGAACAAAGTTCAACAACTCTTACTGCAGGTACAAGTAGCTATACAGTAGATTCAAGTGCATTAGATATTGTAGATGTTTTTATTAGAACTGATGCAGCAGATACTGATAAACAGTTTGATCAAAGATTAAATCGTATATCTAGAACAGAATATGCACATCAAGCTAGTAAACTTACTCAATCAAAACCTACACAATTTTTTGTAGATAAAGATAACGATTCAATAAAAATAACTCTTTGGGCAACTCCTGACTCAGCACAAACCTACACACTTGTTTACGATTATGTTAAACGCATAGAAGATGTTGGTACAGTTGGCACTTTAAATGCTGATGTGCCCTCTAGATACCTTCCATGCTTAACCTATGCTTTAGCATATAATTTAGCTTGTAAGTCGCCAGAGGCTCAACAGAGAGTTCCTATGATACGACAACGCTATATGGAGCTATGGGAAGAAGTAACTCAAGCTGATAGAGAAAAAGCACCAGTTAGATTTGTTCCAGATGTAAGTTTTTATAGATAATGTTTCAGAAATTATTAGATTTTTATCGAAAAATTACCAAAGAACAATATGAAGTTAGAGTTGTTGAGTATGACAAAGAAGGCAATATGTCTAATACTTTTACCATTCAATTAAAAAAAATAATTAAAATTAATAATACTTATTTAAGAGGGGTAGATATAGAAGGTAATTCATACACAAAATCTTCTATAAATCCATTTAACTATACTATTAGGAAAATATACTAATGTACGCACAAGGTAAAAAAGCATTAGGAATATGTGATCGTTGTGGGTTTACTTATAAATTAAATAATCTTAAATATGAAATTGTTGACAGCAAAAGAAATGGTTTGCGTGTATGCAATGAATGTTTTGATATTGATCAACCGCAACTTAAATTAGGTAATATAGATACTAGTGATAATCAAAGTCTTTTTGATCCTAGAGTAGATACAGGCAGACAATCATCAACATCATATTTTGGGTCAAAAGTTCTTAGTAGTTCTAATTTAAATGCTACATTAGGAACAATAACTTTATCAGGTGTATCTGATTCTCCAACACCATCTCCTACTCCTGCTCCTACAACAACTGTTACAGGAGTTGCAGGTACAAAAGGTTTAGGCTCACTTACAGCTACAGGAACATATACTGCTACAACTTATACAGTTACAGTAGCAAGTTATTCTGGATCAAATTATTTTTATATAGATGGTGCAAGAGCTGCAACACTTAATGTTTCAGAAGGACAATATTATAGATTTGATCAATCAGATAGTAGCAATAGCAGTCATCCATTAAGATTTTCTACAACTTCAAATGGAACTCATGGTGGTGGCTCAGAGTACACAGTTGGAGTATCAACAAATGGAACTCCAGGATCATCAGGAGCATATACACAGATACAGGTAGCATCTGGTGCTCCAACGCTTTATTATTATTGTACTAACCATTCAGGAATGGGAGGTCAAATTAACACATGACATATTTAAAATTTAAAAATGTAACAATGAGAACATCATGAGTTGGACATATACAACACTTAAATCAGCTATACAAGATTATACGCAAAATACAGAAACAACATTTGTTGCTGATTTAGCAACAATAATTACACAAGCAGAACAAAGAATTATTAAGTCTGTTGAGTTACCAAACTTTAGAAAAAATGTAACTGGTAGTTTAACTTCTGGTAATCAATACTTATCTTCTCCTAGTGATTATTTATATCCATATTCTTTAGCAGTATTAGATAGCAGTAATAATTACACTTATCTTTTAAATACAGATGTAAGTTTTATACGAGAAGCCTATCCTGTGGCTGCTACAACAGGCACACCAAAACATTACGCACAGTTTGATGATGATACATTTATTATTGGACCAACTCCAAGCTCAGGATTTACAGTAGAACTACACTATTTTTATATACCTGAATCTATAACAGCTTCTGCTGATGGCACTAGCTGGTTAGGAACAAATGCACCAGAAGTATTGTTATATGCTTCTTTATGTGAAGCCTATACCTTTATGAAAGGTGAGCCAGATATTCTTGTAAATTATGAAAAAAGATTTCAAGAAGCATTAGGTAGACTAACTTTAGAATCAGATGGATATAATCGTAAAGATGCTTATAGAGATGGACAGCGTAAAATAAATGCCT